GGGCCGGGGCTGCCGGGCCAGCCCCTCACCCTGGCGGGCGGGGCTGGTCGGGCAGCCGGGCCTTTCGGCCCATGCGCTAGCCGCCCCGGCGTGGGGCGGTGCCTCGCGAGCAAGGCTCGCGTTCCCGACTGGTCCTGTCCCAAGAGGCGTCAGCACATTCAGAGCCTGCGTCGTGCGCCGTTCGGGGATTGGACCCGTTGCGCTGCGTCAGCCTGCCGGAGCAGGCGAGAGGGTTGCAGGTTGGTGCTTGCGAATGGTCGCCCTGCGTGTGGGCGGTGGTGGCGTTGGGAGGTTGTCAGTCCTGGCTGTTTCGGCTGGGCGTTCCCTTGCGGCGCCGGAAGGGATGCCGTCCCCTCCGGGTTGTAGCTACCCAGCGTTTCCCCCCTGCGACAGCGTTTCCACGCTCCCGCCTTTCACCCATGGGCACCTCGGATGGCGCTAAGTCTGCGCTACCGGGGGGATCGCCCGCTGACTGTATTCAGTGCCCGCGAGGGGCTGGAAAAGAGCGGTAGCCCCGGCTGGGCAGACCCAACCGGCACACCCAACATAGACCTATGTTCATACCACTCAAGCGTAAACGTACGCATGGGAGATTAAAAAGCTGTCATCTTTTCGGTTGCTGGTTTGTTCGCTCCGCCCGTACGCTGCGCCCCTTGGCCGGTGGCGATACGGGGCACCCTGCCCCCTATCGGGACTGCCGGCCGCTCTCGTGTTTGTGAGGTTCCCATCGTGTCAACGTTGAAACCCGGCAAGATTTCGGAGGCTTCCCGCGTCAGCGGCTTGCTAGGGCTGCTCTCCCCCACCGAAGGAAATGTGGTCGAGAGCTTACTTGCGGGCCGTAACCCGGCGGCTGACCTCGCGAAAGTGAGAGGGAAGGAGAGGATCACCCAGGCGGAGAGCCGGGACGTTCAGCGGGCCATGGCGTCGGAACGCGTGCGAAGGACGATAGCGGGGGTGACGGTAGGTATCCGTCCCGGTGACCTACGCAGATGGGTTCTCGAGCGTCTGGTGACCGAGGCCGAGGACGCCACGGAAGGCGCCACACGGATCAAAGCAGTGGAGTTGGTGGGCCGTCTTCCGGGTGTCGACGCGTGGACCCCGGAGCGTGACAAGGCCGATGATATCGCCGCCACCGGGGCCGAACTGGCCGAGGCATTGCGGGCGTTAGAGGACAGGCTGGCCGGTGTAAGCCACGGAAAGCCTGGGGTTGACGCTGACATGGTAGTGCTGACCGAGGCCGAGCCTGGGTTACGCGATGGTGTGATGGAGGCGGATGATACGGGGCAGCGTGCCCCCTATCCGGTCCAGGCCACGCCTGATCCATGGGACGAGTGAGGGTCCAGGGCCTGGACGCCGGGGCCGCGCCGGGCCGCACCCACCCCCCGGCAGCACCCCCTGCCGGCCCCCGCGCGCACCGGCCCGCGCCAGATACTATCCCCACCTCCCTCTCAAACTTTCCCCACCCCCAAAAAATTTCCCAGGAAAATCTGCAAGCCAATTCCCAGCCACCCCCGTCTACACATTCTGTAGACACCACACCTTGTAGACAGGTATGAGGGGTGTAGACGTCCTCCTGGGCGTCTACAACAGGAGAGGTGTAGACATGGGTGTGTTCTCAGTCCGGATCCCTGACAGCCTGATCGACAGGGTCAAGGAGGCGGCAGATGGAACCCCTCTGGCCAAGTGGACCATTGAGGCTTTTCAGAAAGTCCTCAATGAGGCCCCTGCCGGGGAGAGTGGTGAAAAGGCTGAAAACGCACCCTTACCCCCACCTGGGGCGATGGAGGCCCTTCGCGATGAGTTGGAAGCCAGCCAGGGTCTGGCGTCGTCGCTCAAACGCGACCTCGCTGCGGCAAACGCCAAGATCAGGACGATGGATGGCAAGGCCAACCCATTCGATGGGGACAAGATCCAGTACATCACCCAGGAGGAGAACAAGGCGCTCGACAACGTCATCACCCAACTGCGCCAGGAACTGTTCCAGCTTAGAAAGCGGCTCAACGAGGTGGAGCTTCTCGACAAGACCCCGATCAGGCCGCTGAAGCCGGGCAAGGAATGGGATCCGAACTCTGGCGAACCGCATCCCCAACGCCCAGTTATGAGGAAGACCACCTTCGACAAGGCGATATCGGTCAATCCCGAGTTCCTCAACAAGATCCTCACGTCGAGCAGGAGAGAGAAATGAACTGGATGGTGACGGTCGAGATGACGGTCGACGGCAACCCTGACACCTTCTCGGTGGAAGTGGATGGAGCGTCGGCCGTCTCGGCGCTACAGAAGGTCATTCATGGCCACAAGCTGGCGTTTGCCAGCGGTGATATCGCGATCAAGGTCACCCAGGTGTCGATTGGCGAGGCTGGCGAGGAGGTTTCGCTTCCCGAAGCCACGAAATAGCGCTCTAAATCCTCGGATCCGTTCTTCACGCGAAAGCGTGGGTTCTTCCGGCAGGTGAAATTGTGGATCCGAGGCTCGCGCGCGTCATTTCCGCCCTCTCAGAGGTCGATAAGGGGGTGCTTGCCACCCACGGCATCACTCCAGGGCGTCTGAGAGGGCTGATTTTGCGACTTCCGCAGGCTTCCGCCGAGGAAATCGCCGATATCATCAGAAAATTGGAGAATTTGGTCGAGGTTGACCTCAGAACGAGGGCAAGTACGAACTTTTTGGCGTTTGTGAAGGCGGTTTGGCCCGGTTTCATCGAAGGAGCGCACATCCGCCAGATGGCGCAGGCGTTTCAGGACATCGCAGACGGCAAAAAGCGCCGAATTATCGTCAATATGCCCCCTCGGCACTCGAAATCCGAGATGACGAGCTACCTGTTTCCGGCCTGGATGATGGGCCGAAATCCCGAGAAAAAGCTCATCATCGCCACTCACACCCTCGAATTGGCCAAGGGATTTGGTCGTCGTATCCGAAACCTCATGGATACCCCGGAATTCCAGCGTATCTTCCCTGGCGTTGGTCTGGCCGAGGACAGCAAGGCGCAAGGCAAGTGGAACACCTCCGCTGGAGGCGAATTTTACGCGGCTGGGGTTGGATCGGCGATTGCTGGCCGAGGCGCCGACCTTTTAATCATCGACGACCCGCATTCGGAACAAGATGCAGCGGACGGCGAGTACAACAAGGATGTCTGGGAGCGGGCGTGGACTTGGTATCAGCAGGGACCGCGCCAAAGACTTCAGCCGAACGCGGCGATTGCGCTGGTGATGACCCGCTGGTCACTCGCCGACATGACCGAGAAGGTTCTTGAACTCCAGAAGACCTCGCGCGAGAAGTGGCACGTCATCCGTTTTCCGGCGATCCTTCCTTCCGGCAGGCAACTCTGGCCCGAATTCTGGCGCCTCGAAGATATGGAGAATTTGAAGGACGAGTTGGAGCCGCCCTATTGGGCCGCCCAGTACATGCAGGATCCCACCTCGGACGTCGCCGCCATCATCGCGCGGAAGCACTGGCAGATGTGGGATGAAAAACTCCCCGAGGTGAAGTTCACCATCACCTGTGTCGATACCGCACACACCGTGGAGAAGGACAGCGACTGGTCGGCCTGGACCACCTGGGGGATCTTCGAGCATGAGGGCGAGAGCGGAAAACTTCGCGACTGCGTGATCCTTCTGGAGGCCAGGAAGGAGCGGCTGGAATATCCCGACCTCAAGCAGGAGATCATGCTCCATTACCAGGAGATGCGACCCGATCTCATCGAGATCGAATGCAAGGCCGCCGGCACACCCCTCGAACAGGAGCTTCGCCGCATGCGCCTTCCCATCCTGGGATTTACCCCCACCAAGGCGCATGGCTCGAAGATCCGTCGTTTGCGGCAGGTCAGCGATATTTTCCACGACGGGCGGGTGTTCTATCCGGCCGACAGGACGTGGGCGCGGGAAGTGATCGAGGAAGTCGCGGCGTTTCCCCGTGGCGCCTATGATGACTTCGTGGATACGGTTTCCATGGCCCTCGCCTTCCTCCGCAAGGGGCAATTCATCAGCACCGACCGCGAGGAGTTGGAGGAGGAGGAAGAAGACAGCTTGGTGCCAACGGAACCCTGGTATTAAGGTGCGCCAAAATAGGGGGCACGCTGCCCCCTATAAGGGGGGTCTTCCCCTTTATACCAGGAGCGCCCCATGTCCGGATTTATCGACAAGGTACTGATGCCTCTGGGTGAAGCTGACCCGGTTGTGGAGGACACCTCCGGTGAAATCGAAGTCGAGATCGAGGTCGATCCGGACGAGGCGATAGACGACATCGTCTCCGGCGTCGACGCGGCGATGAAGGCCTCGCTTCCGCACGATGCCAATCTGGTGGCGGCGATGGACGAGGATGAGCTTCCCAAGCTGGCTCTCAGGGTGATCGAGCTTTACGACGCCGATCTCCGCTCGCGGATGGACTGGGAGGACGATTACCGCGATAACCTCCGGCTATTGGGCCTGAAGGTCGAGAAGCGCACGATCCCGTGGGAGAATGCCTGCGGCGTGATGCATCCGATGATCGCCGAGGCGCTCATCCGGTTCCAGGCCACCACGATCATGGAAATGTTTCCGGTATCGGGGCCGTTCAGGGCCAAGGTGCAGGGACGCTCCAACGAGGCCCTGACCGACGCGGCGGATCGGCTCCAGCGCGAATTCAACTGGATCGCCACCAAGGAAATGCCCGAATATAGAACGGAAGTGGAACAGGGCCTGTGGCGCCTTGGTCTGGCCGGGGTGTCGTTCCGTAAGGTCTGGAAGGATCCGGTCAGGCAGCGCCCGGTCGCCGAGACGATTTCCGCCGAGGACATCGTCGTCCCCTTCGTCGCCTCGCACATATACTCTACGCCGCGCATCAGCCACGTCATCCGCAAGGACAAGATCGAGACCGAGAAGCTGATGGCCTCGGGCTGGTGGAACGACATCGAGCTTCCCGATCCGGAACCGGTGGTCACCGAGACCGAAGATAAAGAGGGGGAACAGACCGGCATCTCCTACACCCACGAGACCGATGGCCGCTTCGAGTTCATCGAGATGCAGGTCGACTGGAACCTTCCGGGCTTCGAGCGGGAGGATGAGCTTCCGGTCCCCTATGTGATCACCGTCGAGAAGCAGAACCTCAAGGTGGTCGCCATTCGCCGCAACTGGCGCGAGGGTGATCCGACCTGCACCCGTCTCCATCACATCAATGCGATGATCTACATCCCCGGCTGGGGGTTCTACGGCATCGGTCTCTTGTCGCTGATGGCGGGGCTGGCGACAGGGTCGACATCCTTGCTGAGGCAGCTTGTCGATGCTGGAACGCTGGCCAACCTCGCCTCCGGCTTCAAGGGCCAGGGTCTCAGGATGAAGGGGGACAGCACCCCCCTGCGGCCCGGCGAGTTCCGCGAGATCGAGTTGTTCTCCGGCAAGCTGTCCGACAACGTCATGCCGATGAAGTTTCCCGAGCCATCGGCCACCCTGATGGCGCTGATGTCGGCGATGGTCGATGCCGGCAAGAAGCTGGGGATGGTGGCGGAACTTCCCACCAAGACCGGCGAAATGCCGGTTGGCACCATCGTCGCCATGATCGAGCATGAGACCCGCCCGCATTCGGCTGTCCAGGCCAGGATCTACGCGGCATTCGCTGAAGAACTCGACATGATCCGCCTCGTCGTCACCACCTCCGGCAGGCAATACAAGGCGCCCGGCAATGAGGGCTTCGACATGCAGGAGGATCTCAAGCTTCCCATCCTTCTCCTGCCGGTGTCCGATCCCAACGCGTCGACCTCGGCGGTGCGCATCCTCCAGGCGCAGGCCGCCGTCGAGGCGTCTTCCAAGAACCCGCAGATGTACGACCAGCCCTATGTGCATCGCGCCATGCTGAAGGCGATGGGGGTCGGCGATGTCGACCTGATGGTGCCCGACAAGGCCAGCACCCTGCCGGCGGATCCGATCACCGAGAACATGAACCTTTTGACGGGAAAGCCCGTCAAGGCCGGCATCGACCAGGACCACCGCGCCCACATGAAGGCGCATTTGTCGATGACCGAGGATCCGCGCATCGCCATGATCATCGGCCAGTCGCCGCAGGCGCAGGCGATCACCGGCTCGATTGCCGCCCATCTGGCCGAGCATGCCGCCTTCATGCACCGCGACGAGATCCTCGCCAACATGGGCTTCGCCGTACCCCTTGGTCCGTTGCCGCCGGAGTTGGAGGGGCGTATCGCGCCGCTGGTCGCCGAGGCCGCCAAGAAGGCCGCCGAAGCCGGCAAGGCCAAGGCCGCCCAGCAGCAGAACGAGCAGGCCGCGCAGGATCCGATGATCATGCTGGAGAAGGCCGATCTCGAACTCAGGAAGGACAAGCAGGAGAAGGACTTCCAGATCGACGTCGAGAAGCTGAAGCTGGAGGCCAAGAAGGTCGGTGCCAAGATCGCCGACGACGCCGAGAAGGCGAAGCAGAAGCGTGAGGAAGCCGGGGTGAAGATCCTGGCCGAGGCGACGCGAAGCACGGGGTACTGAGCCTAGGCTATTAACCCAATCCATAGAGGAAGCCATGGAAGTCAACGCATACATCATTCGTCGCAAGATCGACGAGGAAATCTCCAATATCGCCAGCCTGATGATGAACGGCGCGGCGAGTTGGGATGACTACAACCGGCTGGTCGGGCAGGCCAGCGCGCTGTTTCGCGCGGCCAATATCGTCAAGGAGCAGGAGATCAAGGTATCCGACAGCAACGCCGACCTGTTCTCCTCCGGCCACAGCCTCCAGGACGGCAGGCCGCAGTAATGTACGATACAGCGAAGACCGAGCGGGAAGCTGACGGAGAATTCCTCTCGCAGCTTCCCCGCCCCGCCGGCTGGCACATCCTGATCGCCCTGCCGGAAGTGCAGGAGAAGACGGCCGGTGGCATCTACCGCCCCGACGAGACCCGAAGCCGCGAGGAGACGGCGGCCATCGTCGGGTTTGTCATGAAGATGGGATCGGACTGCTACTCGAACAAAATGATCTTTCCGTCCGGTCCCTGGTGCAAGGAAAGGGATTGGGTGGTGTTCCGCCCGTATTCCGGCCTGCGGCTGGTGATCTACGGCAAGGAGTTCCGTCTCCTCAAGGATAGCGAGATCGACGCCGTGGTGGATGATCCCGGCGGCATTGTCCGCAGTCACAGGACTTAGGAGGAAGCCATGTCCGATACCAATGAAGAGACCGAGGTAGACCTCGAGGAGAAGACCGAGGCCGAGCAGCCGGTCGATCAGATCTCGCAGGACGAGGAGCTTTCCCAGTACGGCGAGAAGGTGCGCGAGCGCATCGCCAAGGAGACCGCCAAGCGTGGCGCGGTGGAGCGCGAGCTTGCCTCGCTCCAGGAGCGCCTGGAGGTCACCGCGCGCATCGCCCAGCACGCCGTCGAGGAGAACAAGCATCTCAAGCAGGGTCGCGTCGACAGCGATCAGGCCATCCTCGACAACCTCGTCGACAAGATGTCGGCGGAGTTGGACATCGCCAAGCGGGTGTTCCGCGAGGCGTCGGAGAGCGGCGAGGCTGAAAAGATCGCCGATGCCACCGCGCTGGTGGCGACCACGGCGGCCGATCTGCGGCGCGTGCAACTGGCCAAGGCCGGCTATCGTCCGCCGCAGGAGGATAGGGGGCAGAGTGCCCCCAACCAGCCCGCTCCGCAGAGCCAGAAGCAGCCGCCGGCCAAGGCGGTCGAGTGGGTCAATCGCAACAGTACGTGGTACGGCAAGGATCCGGTGCGCACCCGCATCGCCCGTGCGGCGGACGTTTACGTGGCCGCGATGGGCTACAACCCGGAGGGCGAAGAATATTACAAGGAGGTTGACAAAATGATTGCCGAGAGGACAAATGGCGCCGCGAACGGTTCCGAACGTGACCAGGGATCGTCGCTCGCCCCAGTGGCCCCGTCCGGTCGCTCTTCAGCGCCGTCTCGGCCTTCAGGCAGCAAGGTCACGCTCTCGCAGAGTGAAGTGTCGCAGGCCAAGCGCCTCGGCGTCTCACCTGAAGCCTACGCAGCAGCAAAGCGCGCGGGCAACGTGGTCATCTGATCCGGAGAGAGCAATGCCTGAAGAGCCGTGGGGCGCCGAACCGGCCCTGTCCATGCCAATCGCCGCCTTCGATCCGTCGAAGGTGCGCAATCCCGGCGACCCCCGGCAGGAAGCCCTGGACGCACGCGAGCGCGATACGTGGCGTCCGGTGGCCGATCTTCCCGAACCCGAGCCGCAGGATGGCTTCGTGTTCCGCTGGATCCGCACCTCCAACCACAACATCTCCGACCCGATGAATGTGGCCAAGCGCTTCGCCGAGCGCTGGGAACCGGTGCCGTGCGACAGCCAGCCGATCCTGTCTCAGCGCCTCGGCAAGTACGGCGTCAACGCCGAAGGCAATATCGAGATCGGCGGCCTGATGCTGTGCCGGATGCCGAACTGGATCCGCGACGCCCGCAACGCCTACTACGCCAACGCCTCGGCCACCCAGGTCAAGGCGGTGGACAGCCTGTTCATGCGTGACCAGGATCCGCGCATGCCCAAGCTGGCGCCTGAGCGAAGCACGACCATTTCCACGGGTTCTCGTTGAGAAGGAGGGGCACATGCCCGCAGTTTCTGCGCCCTATGGGTTCCGACCGATCCGGAGCCTTGGTAGCCGTCCGTTCTCTTCGGGCAGCGACAGCTACCGGATCGTGTCCGGCTACGCGACGTCGCTCTATGTCGGCACCCCGGTGATCCTGGGATCGACCGGCAAGATCGAGATCGGCGCCGCCAACCTCGCCGGCTACATCGGCATCTTCATGGGCTGCTACTATGAGGATACCACCTTCGGCATGACCTTCCGGCAGGCCTGGACCGGTGGCACCGTTCCCAAGGACGCCGCCAACGCCGTCGCCCTGATCCAGGATGATCCCGACCTGATCCTCCAGGCGCAGTGTTCGGTGGTCGATTTCGACGCGGCTGCCGTTGTCGGCAAGCGCCTGACCATCAACCTGCCGGCGTCGCCCAACCACGGCAACGTCGCCACCGGCAACTCCAAGGCTGGCGTGACCGCGACGGTCGCAGCGGCCGGCGAGTTCGTCCTGCTGGGGGTGGTCCCGAGCCCCGACAACATCAACGCGAGTGGTTATGTGGATGTCTACGGCACGATTGCCGCCGGCCTTCACATCACCCGCAAGGCGTGAGGAGACACGACAATGGCAATCTCTCGCGCCCAGGCTCTCAAGGAGCTTCTGCCCGGCCTGAACGCCCTGTTCGGACTGGAGTACAAGAAGTACGAGAACGAACACGCCGAGATCTACGACGTGGAGAGTTCCGAGCGCTCCTTCGAGGAGGAGGTCAAGCTGTCGGGCTTCGGCCCGGCGCCGGTCAAGGGTGAAGGCCAGGGCATCGCCTACGACACCGCCCAGGAAGCCTGGACGGCGCGCTACAATCACGAGACCATCGCCATGGGCTTCGCCATCACCCAGGAGGCGATGGAGGACAACCTCTACGAGAGCCTGTCGACCCGCTATACCAAGGCGCTGGTCCGCGCCATGGCGCACACCAAGCAGGTCAAGGGCGCGCTGATCCTCAACACCGGCTTCACCACCTTCCGGTCGGGCGATGGCGTGTTCCTGTTTTCGGCGGTCCACCCGCTGATCTCCGGCGGGGTGAACTCCAACGTGCCGACCACGGCGGTCGACCTCAACGAGACCGCACTGGAGAACGCCGCCATCCAGATCGCCGCCTGGACCGACGAGCGTGGCCTGCTGATCGCCGCGCGTCCGCGCAAGCTGATCGTGCATCCCGGCAATATGTTCGTCGCCAAGCGGATCTTGGACAGCGATCTCCAGCCCGACACCGCGTCGAACAACCTGAACGCCATCAAGGCGATGGGCACCATCCCGCAGGGCTACGCGGTCAACCACTACCTGACCGATCCCGACGCGTGGTTCCTGGAGACCGACGTGCCCAACGGGCTGAAGATGTTCCAGCGCGTGGCGATCTCCTCGTCGATGGATGGCGACTTCGACACCGGCAACGTGCGCTATAAGGCGCGCGAACGGTACTCGTTCGGCGTCTCCGATCCGCTGGGCATCTGGGGGTCTTCGGGCGGCTGATCCGGCTTGCCGCCGCTCAGGAGTGACGGCCTCGGCGGCGGTGAGTGAGGCGGGGCGGGCTTCCTCCGCTTCCTCGGGTTTGGCTCGCCCCGCTTGCACAAGGAGAAGCGTCGATGGCTGTTACCGCAATGTATGGGCCGCTGAAGGTCGGCTATGGCGGGATCACGCCAGCCAAGGACTC